ATATCTTTGCAGATTCTCCTGTCATATCCACAGGCCGACCAAACATTGGGCCTTTGTCTAGGCTAACTGTTTTTTCAGGAACATCAAAAAACCCACCTTTTCCGTCTGAGACGCGACCGCCTTTAAACGTATACGTGCTGGGCCCTCCCGCTTGTGGGTCCAAAAACTTTCCTAATCGGTTAGTAAAGTAATCGCGGGTCATATTTCCTGCAATTTTGTCTGCATAAAACCCTATATGAGAAAACGAAACCACGTCGCCAACAGCTTCCCCAAACCTTTGCAAAGGCCGCGTACCGGGAGTTGCAAGTCCTTTTTCGCCTAAAAAGACTTCTCCAAATTCCTCACTAACAGGGGCAGTAAAAATACTTCCAACGAGCCCTGTCACAAAAGGAAGTGAAAATTTTCCCGCGTTGTAAATTGATTGAGCCGCTACAATGGGCGCATCGAATAAACGATACCCTGTTTTAAAAGGCGGAAAAGCAGGCATCATAGATTGAACACGTTTCCCGCTCATATACCCAGCAGTCATGCCTGCGCTAACTGGTATGTTTTCAACTATGCGTCGGTAGGTACTTTCAACAGGTCCCTTTTTCTTCAACGTCGTAATGTACTGTAATATTCTCTCATCAGTAAAAGGAAGTTTAGTTAAATCCTTACCGTCTCTTTTTAAACGATCTATTACTTTTGGATTTTTTAAAAGCTCCTTTTGAAAGTTTGAAGTCCCTGCTCTAAACTGTTTATATGTTCCAATTCCCGGATAACGCGAACTTAATTCTCTTACGGCCTGAATAGCAAATATTTGATCCTGTGTAACAGGGGGCTTACCTTTTTTCCTTATAGTTGGCTTACCTTCAAAAGATTTAATTACATTTTCATAATATTCTGGTTGAAAATCAATTTTTTCAAACGTTTTAAAATTAAAGTTTAACGGATCAAACAATCCTTCGCGGCCCTCGGTAGCAAGAGGTGGCGCGGGTGCCGGAGAAACTTCGGTTGAAACGGTAGAGGCTTGTTCTTCCATTAGTCGTCGTCCTCCATAATGGTATAAATGTCATCTAAAAGAGCACCTTGGTCAATTTCCCCTGTATTTATCGCAGGAGAGTCAATGCCCGCTAGAATAGCGTAGCCATTTCTAAGTTTTTTAAGTGGAACAAGCATCTGCCGTTTGGCGGAAAGGGAGCCCGTTCCAGTAGCAGATAGCGGTATTTCTTCACTGCTTAATGCGCGTTCAATGTCTTGAACGGCGCTGTTTATTCTTAAATACAGGTTTTTAGCCGCCGATTCGGCATCATCAGCCCCAACAAAAAGAGACGCGGGTTTGGGCGTCAAACTTTTTAATTCCTTTTGTGCGAACACGCTGTCCCGCAACTCGCTTGCTTTTTGAAAAAACTGTATAAACTCATTGTTTAAGTTTTCCACGGCTTTTATAGCGTTTTTATGTGGGCTGAAAGGCGCTCCTACCGTTCCAAGAGAAGCAAATTCTGTAAAAATATTAGTTAAGTTTACTAAAAACGCGTCTGACCCAAAAGCTAAGTCGGGAACTCCTAGAGAAGCAGCATACGGACTTTGCTCATCTTCGGGTATAACTTGTGCCGACGGTTCTTTTGGAGGAACAACCGTTGATCCAAACTCAACATCAGGCAAGTCCGTAAGACCCAACGCTTGTCGAGCCTCTAAAGCCGAAATCATTTCTGGAGTTAACGGTCTGCGGTCCTTATCTGAAAAATATTTTCCCTCTTGGTTGTAACGCACTCCTGCCGGAGAGTTCCAAACAATTATAGCGCCGTTGACCAGCGCCGTTTCTTTTGGAGTTGTTTTGTTCTGACCATAACGCTGCAACATATCCGCATTTACGCCAACCTTCTTTAAATCAACCTCTCCGTCCAACTTTTCTCGGGACAGATCAATGCGTTGTTGCTCTAACAAGTTACTTGCCACGCCTCTAGCGTGAGCGGCATCATCACGCGCTTCTGTTAAATCCATTCCCCGTTCTGTGGCGGCGTTAGACACAAGGTTTTGAAACTCTTCTATTGCACGATCTTGATCGTTTTGGTCGCCAGTAAATTCTAAACGTTCGTCTTGAAGCGCGGCGGTGGCTTCTACCTGCGTCAAAAGCCTTGTTTCTTGTGCCGCACGATTCAAAATGCCTTGAAGCGCCGTAGCCTCAATACCTTTTGTTTGCCTTGCGGCAGTTGCAACAATATCTCTTGCCTGCATTGCTGTTGCATGTTCTTGCGAACCAAGCTGCAACCCTTCTCGCGCCAAACGGTCCTTTGTGTTTTCTCCGGCATCAAAGAGGTTTTGAGTAGCTTGTTTACTTAACCCTAACTCGTCTGCCGCATCCTGCATCATTTTGCGCCACGATTGGTCATCCAACTGAAGTTTTTCTCGCGCCGCACGATCCAAAGCTTTGTCCAAAGCTTGTTGCGCCAAATTGTTTCCAGCCAACATCTCGCTAGACTCTATTCTAGCCGCCTGTAATGTTGACGCAGAAAGAAGAGAATTGCGTTGTAGGCCCGCGGCAGCGGCACGATCCAACACCCTTTCCGCCGCAGCCCTCATATCGTTGTTAAGGTTACGGTCTTCGGTTAATTGGGACTTAACGTTAGCTAAGTCTTTTTGATCCAGAACCGCGAATATGCGTTGTTGGTTTACAAACACATTTTGATCTTTTCTTGAAGCATCGCCTAATGCCGCGGTAAGTCTAATGTAACCCTCTTTTTTTACGGCCCCCTCATTTAACATTGCAAGTTCTTGCAAAGACTTGGCGTCAAATAGTTCCAAAGAGTTTGAAAGACTTATGCCCGCGGCAATTTCGGCGCTACGTTCACGCAAGTCTGCCTCAAGGTTTGCCATTGCAATATTAGCCACTTTGGTTTCTTCACGCGCTTCAGCATCAGCCGCTTGATTATCTTCGCGAGCAAAGTTTTCTTGAGCAATTTTAAGGTCAAGTATTTGTTTATCTATTTCAGCTTTAGAGTTTAATAGCTCTATTTTGTAACCCTGTTCTGTCTGCCCTTTTTCTCTGCCAAACACAAAAGTGTTGTCTTGTAACTCTAAGGACAGCGCGTTCGCGTCAGAAGCAATGTCTCTTCTTAAATCCCTGCCTTTTTGATTATCTGCAAATCCCAGTTTAGCAAGAGCAACGGTACGCCTGTGCAGCGTGGAGGCTTTCTTAGTATCAAATCCAACGGTAGCTTCCAGAAGTTTCAAGTCTTTCTCAAGTCCGATAGCCGCTTGATAAGCGGTAGGGTCTTTTGTAAAGTTTTGTGCAAAAGTAGGGTCGTCAAGCCTTGCCTGACCTCCGGGGCTAGACTCGTTTATCAATGTCAACAGTGTTGGAGTAACGCTATCCGTGCTATAGTAAGCCACGTACTTAGAGTTTTCATTAAACGGGGTTGCTAAACCGCCCGCCTGTAAAAGAGCTTGTAACTGAGGGTTGGTTACTGAAACAGCCTCGCCCGCTTTTACGTCGTAATCCACCCCGTTATAGGTGTATTGTACATCGTTTGTAAGAGTTTGCAGTGTTCTAGGCAATGAGCCCGTCGCAATATCCGCCCGTGTTTTGGCCTGTTGCTCCATTCCCGCCTGTGCTGCGGCTAAAAGCGGTGTTGCAATAGATTCGGTTTGAGCGCCCGCGGCTCGGGCCGCTTGATAATCAGATTCTCCAACAGGCGTTGAGCGATTAAATTTTCCCGCGGACGTTACGTTGCCTGTAGCGTCAATGGTAAAAAGTTCTTCATAAACGCCTTTTGTAGCCGCCCTGTTGGCGTTAGCCAAAGCTAGTTGGTTCGCATAATCAGCTTCGGCTTGTCCACCCTGCAACGCAGCCTGTCTAGCCGCCATGTCTAACTGACGCTTCTCTGCGGTCTGAGCCTGTTTAGCTGCAAGCATTTGCGCAGAACGTTCTCCGATCCGCTGTGGAAGTTGTGTTGCCGCAGCCGAATTTGCCAGCCGCTCTGCAATAGAACCGCCCTGCGTGTTACCCGCAAACTGCAAACCCGCTTGAGCTATATCAAACAGCATTTGAGCTTGAGACATATTACGCTGTTCTTCAAGTTCCGCGGCCCGCGCTTGAGCGTCATAGCCACCGCTTAGAAAATCTTGATACTTGGACAAGTCTCTACCAGCTATATCAATGGCGCTGGGCGTTCCGCCTGCCTGAAGTCTTTGGACCTCTACGGGCCCACCCTGCCTAAAATTTACGGGTGGTGTGTTTCCCGCCTCCATCATTGGATCGTTCATCGCGGGCTCCGGCGCTTGGGCCATCATCAAACCACCGACGCCCTCCCCCATCTGACCTTCCATCGAAGTATCTCCGGCTATGCCCTGCATTAGCTCACCAATGCCGCTGTTAACCGCGCCCTCTTCCGTCATCATAATGGCTGGCTGCGTTAGCGCCAAAACAGATTCTGGCGTTTGCCTCGCGTCTTGCTCACCTACAATACTTCCAAGTTCCGCGTACCGCGCTTCAAGGGGCTGTTGGTTGCCGCGTATTCCGTCTATCAAGCTTTGGTAGTCTTGAGCGCCGTCAATTTGCTGCATGACGCCTTCCGCTGCCATCATGCCCATCTCTTGGCCTTGCGCTTCTGCGCCAGCTAGAGCTTGCTCTGGTCCCATTTGTGGAGGAGCCATCGGTGGTCCGGCTGGCGGCATCATGGGTTGTCCGCCTAAATTCATCCGTTGCGGTTGAACGTATCCGCCTTGGTTAAACATCTGACGCTTCATTACGCTACGATTCATCATTTAAAATAACCCCGCCCGTTGTGCGCCTGATGCGGCGGCTAATCCACTTATACCCAAACCCATTGCAGTTTGGAAGGGTGAAACTTGCGGAGCCGAAGCCGCCGTAAGCGTTGAAGACCCTGTTGGTGTGCCAGAGTAAACATCCGACAAGAAGCCATACTGTTGATAAGGCTGTGTATAACGTTGCAAGTTGGTCAGACGCAGAGCATCCAAGCCCGCTTGATTAACACCGCGCTCCGTAGCGCCCGTCGTCATTAGGTTCTGTATATCTTGAGTATTCAGGTTTGTGCCCATCTCACCCAAGCCCGCTTGCTGTATACCAAGCCCGCCTAGCTGTTGACCCAACGCACCTGTTTGTGCGCCCAAGGAGCCAAGGCCCGCGCCTATCTGTCCAGTAAGCTGGCCCAACTGTTGCTGTCTACCCATGCCAGACTCAAACGCATTCATTGCAGCTTGCTGCGCGTTCTGAAAACCTGCCGCCCGCATTTGCGCCGCCGTGTCTGCCTGTTGCTTCATAACGTTTCGGTCTAGCTCAGACTGTGCAATCTGACCGCGAGAACCACCAAACGCTCCAGAACCAACCGCTTGAGCCTTAACACCCTGTTGAGCTATGTCACCCTGACGACGAATGTCCGCTAGAGTGTTGTCAATGACCTGATCCTCGTAAGGGTTCATAAAGTCTTGGTAACTGTTGGGGTCATACATAGCCCCAGTACCCGCCAAAGCACCAATACCGCCTTTTAAAGCTGTCGAGGCGTCCCCCATGTATCCGGTGGCCTGATCTCCAACTAAACTTGCGCCCTGATCCACGGTTGACGAACCTTGCGTCAGGAACGGTTGGTACGCGCCCACGCCTGTTTGTGCCGCGGCAATAGAAGCCCGTTCACTGGGACTTAGCTCTGCAACTTGATAGTCAGGCGGTGCATCGCCGCGTTCAATCTGACCTTTGATGTATTTCTGAACATCGCCCAGTAAGCCCAGACGATAAGCCTCAATCGCGGGGTCTTGGCGATTTACTACATATTGGGTTTGAGTACTCATGCTACTGCACCCCCTTCAAAGGCTCTCATCATATCGTACATCTTTCTAACGCCGCGCTCTCTGCTACCGCCACCCGCTCCGCGGACGGCCTTGGCGTTCATTACAAACTCACCGTCAGAAAGCATCGCTGGAATACTGTCGGAAGTCTCGGTTCCGGGGCCTGCTATGTAACCTGTCTTGCGTGGGAAGTTCTCCATTTCGCCGCCGCGGGCCGCGGTTTGTACGGGCTCAACGAATTGCTGGTAAATCGGCTGGCGGACCGTGGGCACCATTACGTCATACAAGGAGCGGTAAGACGGCGCTCCCGCGGCTCCGGTTGTATACTTCTCAGGGTTTGCTGCCAAGAGTTTCTGGGACGGCGACTCCTGATCGTAGGGGTCTTCAATCTCTTCGGCGGGTATTTGATCGAAACCACCAGCTAACGCTGTTACACCAAGGCCCGCCCCGATTGTTGGTAGAATTTTTAAACCGCCTTTGACGGCCTCTGTTCCGGTAGTCAGATCAATTAGCGCCTGTCTTTGAGCCTCTCCAGACAACCCCGCATACTCAGGCTTTGCTAATTCAGCTAAAGCCTGTTTAGTTGTAAATTCTGGTTTTACGCCAACAACATCTGGCTCGTAAAAAAGGCTTTGTATTCTGTTCGAAGTCGTAATATCAGGGTTTGGATCAACGTTTACATTGTCCAGTACAGATTCAGGTGCCCCTACGGGATCACCTCGTCCGAGAAGAGTGTCTTTAAAGTTTCGGTTGCGCTCAAAGAACCCAAAGCCTTCGCGACCAAACTGCCCCTCACCAGAAAAGAACCCTTTGTTCGCGTTCATGTTCCTAAAGCCCTGACTAACGCCACCAATCAAGCCGCCCATCACGCCCGCCTTCAAGCTGTCCTTAAAGTTGTTGCCCATAGCAAGAGAACTAATGCCCGAGCCCAAGAACCCTGAAGCTATTGCACCCATTCCGGGGAATAAAGCGTTTGCTGCCAACGGAATAACAATAGGCGCAGCCATCTTAACGATCTTCTTAACGCCGCTAATGATCTTCTTCAGAAAAAATTCTCTGTTACCAGTGTACGGGTTTACAGAGTTAGCCGCGTTGCCAACCGTATAACGCGCCATGTCCATGTCATTGTCACTAAAAACCTCCGCCACAGCGTTCCTGATCCGCGGATCGCGGGCCATGTTCCGGTCTATAATAATCTCGTCACGATTAACGTGAGCCAGTTCCGTATCACCGTTACGACCCATTTGAGCCATGCGGTTTGCTACGTCACCCATAGAGTTAATGCCGCGAGGCTGACCAAACGCAAGTACGTTGTCAGGCATTTCATCCATGTTAGAGGTTAAGAAAGACCCCACACCACCTTCGGGAAAATACATCTGTTCTTGCATCACACTGCCCCTTTGACCGTACTTTATCACGAAATCTCTAAAATACTAGCTACAACGTGCAGCCGATTGGCTGTAGCAGCCGTAACTTTTAAGATTTCATCGGCTTGAACCACAAGTGGTGCCGTTAATAGTTCTACAGTTGCATGACCCGCAATAGTTTTACTGTCAAACAAAACAAACACGGCGTTTGACGCGTCGGTTATTGTAAGCGTTAAGGTATCACCATTGTTACTATCATCGCAAACCAAAATTGACTTTACTACCGCCGTAGCAAACGGACCGCACGTATACAGCGTGGTTATGCCTGTCGTTGTGAGGTCCGCTTTTGCGTTTATATATGCGTTAGCCATCAGCCCATAAACCAGCTTAGGGCAGTCGTATCATCGTCTGCCACCTGTTGAGTGTTGTTGAATTGATTCAAAAACACGGAAAAAGAACGAACGACCTCGTTTAAGTACTCTTGGTTGTACTCTTGAGGAGGAGTAGGGAAAAACGGTACAGGCGTGTTGGTAGCCATTATCTTCTCCCGTCGGGTCTAATATCTACACGAGGCACACCCAATCTCCAAAGTACGTTTGCGTCGGTAGACTGTAACTTGAGCGTAAAGCTACGGCCCCGTAACCGTGTAAAGTACTGGTTTGTGTACTGATCCACAGGCGTACTGGATGTTTTAGATATAGTGTTTGTTGAGGAGTTCTGATCGACTTGCCCCGGAAAACTTTTAGTCTCCAAGATAAAGTCCAAAGAAGAGGTATCGACTGTTTCTCTAAAGTTGATGTCCGGTATAACTCTATTAATAAAAGAAAACTGATTGCCGTCTGTAATAGACATATCACCCGACTCAATAAAGGAAGTCATAGCCGCGCCGTCATCTTGTGCGCCCACCTCTTGATTATACAAAAAGTTGTTAGTTCCCGCCGCGAGAGGCAACGAAGAAATACCACGATCCAACCACGCCGTTCTAGCTAGGTTTCCTATAAACCAAAGCTTCTCAAGGTAATTGTAGACCACATACCTGTCATTCTCGGTTGAGTCCGCAGACGGATAAAACCACCAAACCTCGGAGAAGGACACGTTGGCTCCCGAAACAATCTTGTCAGACTGAGAAGTATTTATGTCATCAAACACATAATCTCGCACAGTGCAGGGTATTCTTTGAACCGCACCCGTAAACGCATAGAACTCCGCCGATCCCATCCAGAATACCGCATCGTCCACCGCAACCGCAGCCTTGGGACTAGCGATGGTAATGTTTTCAGAGATTAAGTTTATACCAAAGGTGAACGGTGGTCCAAGAAACTGCATTGCGTGAATAGAAACGTCTGTGAACACCAGTATCTGTTGCCGAGTTTCAAGGGCTTGAATAATCTTGGAGCCAGAGCTTATACGCAAATCACCCGCTGTATTGGTAGAGGTAGGATACCAATCGACAGGGTTTTCCTGACTGCTAAACCGTATTAACAAAGGGTCTTGGACCCCATTGCCGTCTGTCGCAGAAGAAGTCAGGCCAAGGCCGTCAGCACCAAACGCAATCACATGCCTGTCTCTGTCAGACAAAAGAACCTGTGTGGCTATGGTAGGGACCGAGGTCCGTGTGCCGAGGCCCAAGGCGCTGTCTGTTAGGAACTTAGCTCGTGTGCCTGTACCATTGGTTTTATCCCAATAGTAAATCCTACCGTTTCTTTCGTTCAACAACAGGTCTTCGCCAAAGTTGTCTTGTGTCCAAATGCGTAGATTTGCAGAGGGCGTAATTGTTCCTGAAACAAGGGCCAAGCCCCAGCCAGAAAAATCATCCGCTGTAAGCGCGTTGCCTGTTGCAAGTCGAACGGAAGAACCATCTGCGTGAGTAGCGGCGGTGGTGCCTTTGTGTCCTCTGGTACATCCAGTTAAATCGTTGGAACTTATGCCGCCAACCAGAATAAGCTCGTCATCTATAAGAATAATGTCGCTGGCTACAATACCCGTAGTGTTAGCCACGGTGATCGTGGTGTCACTAGCAGAAAGTGTACCACCCTCATTTACCGTTGTAGTAAGAGCGCCCGTAGTTGTGCCACCCCAAACTCCCGCGCCCCAACCAGTGCCAAACACAGAGCTATTAAGACCCGTACCAATTTGATAGGTTCCTACAACACTACCACCGCCGTTACCCGTATCACTAGCGTTAGCAGTGACGGCAGTAACGCTTATACCACCAGAAACAGTAACGCTTCCTATAGTGCTGACGGTCCTTGCAGATACCTTGTATGTGTTGCCATCCACAACTTCTGTAACCTGATACTCTTGGTTAAGAACGTTTGCTGTAACGTTGCCACCCAAAGAAGCCGCACCAGAGAAAGTAACAAAGTCATTAGCCACGCAACCATGATTAGGGTCCGCTACTGTAATTACGGACGAGCCGTTTGTAGCAGAAAAGGTTACGTCTCCCGCAGATGTTGTCTGCCTAATCGGAGTAACGTCCTTAAAATCAACACCCTCTTTAATGTAGAATTTTAATTCTGTCCCAAGGCCCAAAAACTTTTCGCCGCTCAATGCTACAAACTCATGCATCCCACGGCATAACCCCAAAAAGGCGTTGTTGGTGCTTTTTTCCCAACCGTTTAACTTCTCAGGATACCCAAAGCGAAAGCGTATTTTGTCACAATCTACCCAGCCGTTTTCTTCAGAATACGGCGTAGTTTCTTTGTTAATTCCGGGCTTAAATTTTAAGTTGGTTAATGGCATGGCATCCTCACGACTGCGCCCCGTAAATAGTACCGTTGTTCGTCAGTGTAAAACTATTGCTGTTGGCTTCAATGCCCTTGCCGCCAGCACTGCCAACAGAACCGCTTAGACCGTTGCCGCCACCACGCGCACCCCAACCGCCGCCACCGCCTGACCCATTAAGAGGGCCAGCAGCATCATTGCCGTAGTGTGTGCCGTTGCCGCCAGCACTACCGCCGCTTCCGCCACCGCCTGAATATGAGTTGCCAGCAGCACCGCCCGATCCGGGGAGTATATAACCACCCTGT